GTCTTTATTAAACCTTGATATTTTATCGCTTCTAGTGGGTCTAGAGGTTTTGACAAAAGACCAGGAGCAAGAGCTTCTTGTATATCTCTAGTTCCCTCAATGTCTGAAGCCACTGTAGAAATATCGTCACCACTAAATGCAGCAAGTTGTGCATACACACTATCCTTTAACATTTCAGGACTTCTAGCACCCAATGATTTAGCTATGCTTTTTTGTAGGTCAGAAGACTTATCAGATATATAAGGTACTATATTTCCTACAATGCGCTGCTTAAAGAAGTCATCAAAATTTTCGTATGTTTCCTTTGGTGGTTCATAACCTGGAGGCAACATGCCTAGTTTTTCAAATTCTGCTACATTATTCAATCTTTTGCCAGTTTTTTGTTCCCATGATGCCATATCATCAACAAATGCTTTTGCTCTTTCTTCTCCCGCCGCCAATAAATTATACCTTAGATTTATATCATCATCTGTTATATACCTTGATAAGGCAACATTAAGCTCCCGCATTCTACGTTTTTTTAGTTTTCTTTCTTTTCTTTCACTAATTAATTCTGGCAAAAATATCCCAAGCATTTGAGCTTGCCTTTGTTTTTCAGCAAGTCTATCTTGAGCATATTCAGTAGTAAGTTGTTTTGCAGCACCACCAAACGCACCTAGAAAACTAAATCCCATTACTCTTCTCCTTGTTCAGTAATAGATGGTCTTGCCATTAAGCCTGTTTGAATTTCTTCAAGTCCTTCTTCAGCAATTTCTATAAGTTCATCTGGTTCATCTTCTATTTCTTCTTCTTCTGATTCTTTTATAGTAGCATGAACCAATGTCCCATCTTCTCCTGAAGCCTCTTCTAATCCTGTTCTATGTTCAACGCCTACAACATCAGCTAGTCCTGTTATAAAATGAAATAAAGCAGGAGCAATTATTATTCCTACATCAAGAGTATGTAGTCCCTCCATTACTCCCGCTACAATAATAGAATCTACAAGAGCAGTTACAGGGAATCCTCTTTCTAAAACATCAAACAACTTATGTACTTTGTTTTTAAAAGAAAGTTCTCTTATATAAAAATTTAATGCATCAGCAGAATCAGGATACTTTGCTGGTTTTTCCCAAGGTCTATTTCCCGGCTCTGTCGTAAGAGACATGCCTGGAGTGGGAGCAAGAAATCTGGCAGTATCAAAATTAGGCACTAGTTTGTTCTCCTTCATCCATTGGAATATATGCTTGCCTTCTCAATTCTTGTATCATTTTATTAACAGTACCTAAGTGTGTCCTTTGTGGAGTCTCTGTACCTTCAGTCCATTCTGGCTTAGAAGCCATAGCTATACGACTACCTATACCTCTCTTTTCTTCCCGTTCTTCTATGTCTTCTGTTATCTCCTCCCAAAATTCTTCAGTGGTAAGACCTACTGCTTTCGCTGTTCGGCTTCGTGTCTTTCTTATTGTGTTTTGTAAATGCTCTACAGTAGCTGCATTTAGTCCCGAAGTCAGCAGAGCTATTTCATCTAGGGCTGCAGAACTTGGTGTAGGTTCTTGTACAGCAGCAAGTTCTTCTATATGATCTTTAACCATTTCATCCAGTACTTTATTGGTAAGGCCAAGTTCCATTATCTATTTTTATCCTCCTTTATGCTGTTCCGAACATGCCTTTCACAGCACCTGTCAATGAATCTTTAAATATGCTACCTATAAAACCACCAATACTTCTAGAGTCTTCTCTATCTGCTTTGAAGTCTGCTAAATCTCTAGAAGAATTATTATTAAGTGTGGCAATCTGTAAAGTAGAAATCCTATCAAGTTCACTTTCTCCTGCTGAGAAGGCCAATTCTAAAACATCTCTATACTCTTGCCATAAATTATCATAGGCAACATTACTTATATTAAGTAGGTTCTGAGCATTAAATTGATTTTGAAAATTCAAAGCAGTGGTATCTGCAGTTGCAATTTCTCTACGCCATACAGCATTGCTCTGTTCAATAGCTAGTTGATTTTTAGCATTAAACTGTTCTCTTTGATTTACAATTTCTGCATTAAATCTTTGCAGAGCATTTACTTCTCCTGCATTAAACTGATTCATAGCATTTGTTTGTGCCGTATTATTCATCGAAACACTGGTAATTAAATTATCATAGAACTGATCTGCCTGTTGTTGATTTTTAGCATTAAATTGTCTAATAGCGTTCTCTGCTGCTGCGTCTGTTAACAAAGCTTGGACTTGCTGTTGAGAATTAATCACTGCTGCCTGTTGCCTATTATTTAAATTCTGTGTGTCCAGTTGTAAAAAATTCTGAGCATTCTGTACAGCAGCCTGTTGCCTATTATTTAAATTAGATATATCTAACTGGGATAAAGCGGCAGCTTCCGCCATAACTAGCGCCTGTGAATTTGATAAGTTTTGTAAGTCCACAGTTTGTGTAAGCCTTGCATTTTCTAGTGCAATCTGTTGATCAGAAGTAAAATTACGATTGGCTATATCTGATACAGTGGCCGCATTCCTTACACGAGTTTGAAATGCATAGTCAAATTCTTGTTGCATAAACTGTGCTCTATATTGAGCACGGGTCATTGCAGCCTGTTGACGATTGCTTAAATTTTGAGCTTCAAAAGAAGCGACAGTACGAGCATCTAACTGTGCTATAGGAAGAGCTTGCTCTATGGCCGCATCCAGAATAGCCTGACCAGCCATACTACTTGCACCAAGTCCTCTTGCTGCTAGTGTTTGTGTTGCGGCACGAACTGCCCCTCTTGCCCAAGGAGGAATTTCCCCTCCTTCAAATTGTTCTTGTAGTATAGCCAACTGCCCTTGAACAGTGGCTTCTGTAGTAGGAGTAGCTACTGCTGCCTGTGCTACTGGTTCAATAAATGCAGCAGCCTGAGTAGCTTGCCCTGTAGGGGCGTCTATTACTTCACCTGCTTGCAATGTTCTTGTAGCAGGAGGTTGTACTTGTACTGCTTGGGCCTGTTGTGCTGCCTGTAAGTTTGCTACATTGGTTACTGCTTGTTGCTGTGCTTCAATAGTTTGTGTAGGAGCCTGTGTTTGTGCAGCTTGAATGGCTTCATCTCTTACGTCAGGTGCAGCAGCAATAGCAGCAATTTGTGGAGCAGTGATAGGAGTAGGGGCAGCAGTTTGTGCCGCCTGAACTTGTGTAGCGGAAGGAATAGTAACATCCGAAGTTAATTGTCCTGTCGTAGGAGTAATTAATTGTGAGCTATCAAAAGGAATATTAGTAGCTGTAAATTCTGCCCCTGGAACTAAAGAAGGAGCATTTGCTCTTTGTGCAGAAAGCCGTGCAATCCCCGGCACATTAGGTGCGGGTACTGCTGGATTATTGGCTGCTTGTTGAGCAGTTTCTTGCGCCGTGGGGGGTTTTACAAAGTCAGCAGCATTAATGAAGCTACTTCCGCCACCGGCACCACGCCCAGCGGAGCCGTATTGGGCGATCTGGTCGGCGCTTGCGGCTCTAATTATATTGCCGGAAGATGCGGAATCCCCCGGTCTACCACTTAGTTGGTGAATGTTACCGTCCCGGTATACTAAGTTGTTGCCTAATTTTATTGAGGGCATTCCTTTTCCTTTTTGATTTGGTATTGATCCCACCTGTGCTGGTGGTCCCGGTGGAGGAGGACGCTGTCCTCCACCCGTCTGTAACTGATCCATAGACATTACTGGCCCCGAATGTGGCTCCCAGTTAGGGTCTGGATTGGTGTATCCCTCTGATGGAGCGTTCCAAGTTTCACCAGTTACCTTATTTTTCCACTTCACGACCCTCCTGCCACCATACCCTGCTTGAAAACCAAACGGGTTCTGATTTTTCTGCAATTGATAGTCCGGGCCGCCGATGCGATTGCCTGAAGAAGTGTCGATGGGCATTCTTTTTCCTTCTTTAATTATCTAGCCGCACTAGAACCAAAATAAAAACTAACGATAGCAGCTATTCTTATTGAGGGCATTCTTTTTCCTTCTTCGGGTTTTGTAATTCTTGTAATTCTTTATTCAAAGAAAAGTTGTTAGCGGTTACTTCTGCAAGTTTATTTAATGCTGAATTACGTTGGTCTATTAGAACATTAATAAATGTCTGTACTTCTACATCCAACATTGTTGTTATTTTTCTTTATCTGGAGTGGGCTTTCTATCTTCAGGTTTAATATAGGCATCCCCTACAACGAAACCATAATAGTTATCCCTAAGAAAAGTACGCATTGTTTCTGTTGGAATTGACCAACCCATGTGAGTTACTGCCTGAAATCCAGAGGCAGATACACGAGAGGGTACACCAATCATTTCGTATTGTTTCCGCACTTCGGAATAGCTGAACAGTGAACCACCAGAATTACCAAAGATAATAGGTGCGGTAGCTAGTTGATACCTATAACCCTCAATCATCTGTTCAGCAAAAGCCATTTCACCAGAGGTCATAGAAGGGGGGAAGCCTAGTCCTGCCCCAATAGCCCAGACAGTCTGGCCCAATTTAGGAGACTCATCTTCTGGAAGCATGTGAGCAATCCGCTCGACACCACGTTCAGTATCTCTCAAACGAAGTAGGGCTAGGTCACGCTGTTGATCATGGGCTACAATATCTGCAATACGTCCACGAGTACCCACAGAACGAGCACACTTTACGTAGTCAAACCAGAACGCAGTAACAGGTTCCCTAGTTTCTCTTTTAATCTTTTTGCCCTGCATACCATCCCATACTTCACGTATCGTGATCTGACGGGCAATTACATGGAAGTTAGTTAAGATGTAGGATTCCCATGCATCATTGTGTAGTTTGGAATACAGAACCGTACCAGAGCCAGAGGTATTGATACGAAC